TACTCAAAAGAAGGACACGAAAAAATAAAAAGATATTTCGATTTATTAGAAACAGAAATAAACTAATGCTTGAACAATTATCGAAAAGAGATAAAGACTGGAGAAAAATGGCATTACAAATATGCAATAACAAGTCTTTAGCGGATGATATAGTTCAGGATATGTATTTAAAATTAGCTGAAACAAAGGCAGAAATAAAAGATGCTTATGTTTATTTTACTTTAAAAAGTATATTTCTTGACCAAGTAAAAGAAACATCTTTAAAGAATAGAGAGTTTTGTTTAAATGATTTTACTAATTTTACAATATTAGAGGACGAATATAATATCAGTAAAGATTTAGAAACTCAAAAACAAATCGATATAATTAATGAAGAATTAGAAAAAGATGTTATAGATAAAATAATAGTAACAAACCACGTTTTTGAAGGCTTAAGAAAATTTAGTAGAGAAAGTGGCTTATCTATAAACACAATTAAAAGATTTAGCAACGAATTTAAAGAAAAGGTATGGCAAAGAAAAAAGGAGTTGGAGATTTAATAAAAGGTATTACAGACGCAGTAGGGATAAGACAATGTCAAGGATGTAAAGAAAGACAAAATGAATTAAACGTTTTATTCCCTTTTAATAAACCCAAACCATTAACAGATGAACAAAAGTTAAGAGTAGAAACAGATCCTTTGCAAGTTTATAATGAGGCTTTCAATCAAAACTTAACAGAAGATGCTTTTATTGGCGGCACGAAAATTGCAGTGCTAAAAAAACTAAACAAATTATTATGAAGAAATTATTATTTTTAGCATTAACATTAGGGATAATGTCTTGTTCAACAGATGAACAAAATACAAACCAACCCGATTGCGGATGTGGTGTTATTATTGAAAAGAATTATTTTAGTGGAGTTGCTAACTTTACAATTCTTAAAGTAAAGAACAACTGCACAGGGCAAATAACAACTATTGAACTCGATGGCAATGTAGGAACTTTAAACGGTCAGTATTGTTTTTAAGTTCGATAATTACGGAATAAATACGATGGCTAAATTTGAAAAAGGAAACGCAGGAAAGCCAAAAGGAGCAACAAATAAAGTAACACAAGAAGCTAGAGAATTATTTATAAAAACTTTAGAATCACAAGTTCCTGATATAATGGATGCTTTTAAACAGGTAAAAGAAAAAAACCCCGCTTTGTTTTTAGATTTGTTTCAAAAATACGCTCAATATTTTGTGCCTAAAAAAACAAGTTTAGAAGGCGGAGAAAAGCCAGTTGATATAAACTTTAGCTTGAAAGATGTAATAAAGTTTGATAACACTAAACAATAAATACAAACCATTATTTGAAAACGATACCCGATATTTTATTATAACTGGGGGGCGTGGTTCGAGTAAATCATTTGGGGTTGGCACTTTTGTCAACCTTTTATCATTTGAAGTGGGTCATAAGATATTGTTTACTCGTCAAACTATGACAAGTGCGCACCTTTCAATTATACCTGAATTTCAAGAGAAAATAGATTTAATGCAATTAAACGATTTTTTTGAAGTTAATAAATCAGAAATAACAAATAGCATTTCAAGGTCAGAAATAATATTTAGAGGCATTAAAACAAGTTCGGGCGACCAAACAGCAAACTTAAAATCTTTACAAGGAGTTACAACTTGGGTGCTTGATGAAGCAGAGGAGTTAACAGATGAAACAACTTTCGATAAGATAAACCTCTCAATACGACAAAAAGGAAAGCAAAACCGTATTATTTTAATTCTAAATCCAGCAACTAAAGAACATTGGATTTATAAACGTTTCTTTGAGGATAAAGGAGTAGATGCAGGATTTAATGGAATAAAAGATGATGTTACTTATATACATACAACTTACTTAGATAATATAAACAACCTTGATGAAAGTTTTGTAAACGAGGTTAAAAGAATAGAAACGAGTAACCCCGAAAAATATAAACATCAAATATTAGGAGGTTGGTTAAATAAAGCAGAAGGAGTTGTTTTTTCTAATTGGAGAATAGGTAATTTTGAAGAGCATTCAAAAGTTGTTTTTGGTCAAGATTACGGATTTAGTATAGACCCAACAACTTTAGATAAAATATCAATAGACAAAACAAATAAGAGAATATTTATAAAAGAGTGTTTTCATTTAAAAAATCTTAACACAACGCAAATATATCAAGAAAATATTAAGCACGTTCAAAATGAATTGATAGTTGCAGATAGTGCAGAACCACGATTAATCAGCGAACTAAAGGCAAGAGGATTAAATATAAAAGGTATTGACAAACCAAAAATAGTTGATAGAATTGCTTTAGTTCAAGATTATGAATTAATAGTTGACCCAGATAGTATAAACATTATAAAAGAACTTAATAACTATGTTTGGCACGATAAGAAATCGCAAACTCCAATAGATGATTATAATCATCACTTAGACCCTATTGGGTATGTTGCTTGGGATTTAATAGGCAGACCAAATCAAGGGCGTTATACCTACGACTACTAAAAATTATACAATTTACTTTTTTTTCGTTATTAAGGTATGAAGATAATTATACCTGAAAATTTAAACGAAATAACCGTTGAACAATATATAAAATATCAACGGGTTTTAAAAATACCAAATATTGGTAACGATGCACTTATAATCGGAACGGTTGCTTGTTTCTGTAATCTTACTACTGATGAAGTTTTACAAATAGATTCAAAAGAAGTAAAAGAAATTGCTAATAAAATTATAGATGTATTGCAACAAAATCCAAGAGACATTACTCACTTTGGTAAGTTTTCACGCATACCTAATTTTGATAATATTACATCGGGAGAGTATATCGATTTAGATACTTTTGCAGGAGATTTAGAAAAAGCACATAAGTTTATGGCTGTATTTTACAGACCTAAAACAAAACAAATATTAAGCGACTACCAAATAGAAAAATACAAAGGGGCAGATTTATACGAGGCTGAAATGTTAAAAGCGCCTTTAGAAGCGTATCTATCCGCTATGGTTTTTTTTTGCAATTTAAGCAAAGAATTATTGAAAGCTACGAAAGTGTATTTACAACAGAAGAGGACACAGGAAGTAGAACAGTTGGAACTACATTTGGAGAAAAATGGAATTGGTATTCATCAATTTACACAGTTGCTGGAGGAAGCTATTTTGATATACGAAAAGTTACTAAAACCAACATACACGAATTTTTAACTTTCTTAGAATTTAAAATAGATTTAGCAAAAGAGGAAGCAAAAGTATTAAAGAAATGAACGAATTAAACACGGTTTACGATTTTATAAAATCAACATTTGAAAGTTATGATGTTGAAACAATTACGAGAGTGCCATTTGAGGATATAGGCGTTATTAAAAATATAACTTTTCCTTTAGTAAATGTAGATTACACAGGATGCCGTTACGAAAATGGTTTAGTTATTTTTAAATTTACTATTTATTCTTTAAAGAAAAGAGATTTAAGTAAAACACCAATTTCTAATTGGTGGGATAATAATGACAATAGAGTAGCAAATTTAGTTGATACTGAAAATATATTAAGAAAATTCATTTTTAAGATAGAAAATTTAAACAATGATGATGATATAGAGTTAATCAGTAGAACAGATTTAACAGCTGGTATGGCTATTTTTATGGACATTTTAGATGGTCATAGTTTCGATGTTGAATTAGGAATAACAAACGATGTACAATGTTAAGTCAAAGTAATACAGAGGCTGTAATGGATAAGTTTATAAGGGACGTTGTAAAGCAATCCCGAACTAACTTAACTAAAAAAGATAAAAATGTTTCTAAAAAACTTTATAACTCTATTAATGGACAAGCAAAGGTAACACCTAAAAGTTTAGAGGCTTATTTTGAAATGGAACAATATGGACAGTTTCAAGATTTAGGAGTGAAAGGAAAAAGCAGTTCGATAAAAGAACCGAATAGTCCTTTTAAATTTGGAAGTGGTACAGGACAAAAAGGCGGATTAACAAAAGGTATAGAAAATTGGGTGACAGCTCGTAGGTTTCAATTTAAAGACAGACAAAGCGGAAAGTTTTTAAGCTATAAACAAACAGCGTTTTTAATTACTAGAAGCGTTTATCAAAAAGGAATTAAAGCGACAAACTTTTTTACAAGACCTTTTGAATTAGCTTTTAATAAATTACCTGATGAATTAGTTGAAGCATACGGATTAGATATAGAATTATTTATAAAACAAACTATAAAAAATGGCAAAAAGAGTTGAAATAAGATTTACAGACAACCCTAGCAACAATGATAGTGTTTCTTTTGATGTAATTATTCCATCAATGTTTTGGAATACTGTAACAACTTTTATATTTAAAACAACGCCAGCACCATTTACGGATGAAATACAAATAGGAGTTAATAAAGAACAAACTATGTATTTGTATTTTTATAACTTTCTAGTAAACAAATATAGTCTCTTTAATTGGATTACGGTTACACAAGTAACAAATGGAATAGATATATTATTTGATGTTTCTGATTTTACAAATAATTTTAATACTATTGTTGGAGATATTACAATAAACTTTGTTGATGTAAGTGTTGACCCTTTTACAAGAGATAACATTATTTTAAGTAGAAGTCCTTTTAATATGACTTTTCAACCAACAGTTTTATTTGATAGCGCAACTGTAAACTTAAGACTTTATAGAGGCACGTTAACAGATGATAGTCCTGCTACTGCAACATATTCGTTGTCTAAACAAGTTATACAAGCAGGGCAAACGGCTATTTCTTTTGAGATAAGCAAATACATTAACGACTATTGCAAAAGTAATATAATTCCATTTGGAACAACAGGTGTAAATACTTCAAGTTCTTTTGATAGTGTTTGGTGTGATGCAGAAATAACAGCTTATTATTATGGCGAAGCAATAGGTTCTACCAATAGGCAATATTTAGGGATAGATGCTTTTGGATGGCATACTGAATTATATAACCCTAAACTAAATAAAAATGTATTATCAACAAACACAAACCATATAGTTTATAGAGGCTCGGATTACCCTTTGTATTTTGTTTCAAAAGATTTAGTTAGCATAACCGTAAACGGCAATACGGTTGCTTTTACGTTAGATGAAACAATCAACAATCAAATTATAGGCTTTATTAACATTGGTGCTTATGTTGGTAGTTTAAACAGCTTTACGGCTGTATTTAACTATGGTGCAACAACCGAAACACACACTTTTAAAGTAAAAGACGAATGTAGGTTTGATGTTTATAATTGTTTCTTTAAAAACAAATATGGCTTTTGGCAGTCTATACCTTTTAACCTTAGAAACAAAAAAACAATAACGGTAGAAAGTGAAGATTACAATCCAATAATATCTTATTTCGGACAATATTCTTTACAATCGCATAACAAAAAAACATTTAATCCACAATTAAAAGAGGTTATTAGTTGCAATACTGATTATTTGCCCGAACATTATAACGATGTTATGGAAGAAATGTTTGCAAGTGAAAGCGTTTATTTAGAATTATATGGAGAATATTTGCCAGTAAATTTAGATAAAAAATCTTTTGAAAAGAAACAAAAGAAATTTGACAAACTAATTCAGTATACTATTGATTTTGAATATTCATTTAACAAAATAAACCAAGTTATATGAACTTAATTCTTTACATAAAAAATGATTTAGGGGATTACGTTGCTTTGGATTTGTTTAAAGATGAAAAAGTATCTATAAATTTAAATGTAAAAAACTTAAGCGATATATCGAAGATACGCAGCGATTTCTCGCAAACTTTTACAATACCATGCAGTCCTACAAATAACAAACTATTTCAGTATTGGTACAACTCTGACGTTGATGGCAACTTTAACGCAAACATAAGAGTTGATGCTTACATCGAGGTCAATAGCATTCCTTTTAGATATGGCTCTATTCAATTAGAAAATTGTAAACTAAAAAAAGGAATGCCTTATTGTTATTCTATTACGTTTTTTGGATTAGTTGTGAACTTGTCCGACAAATTTAAAGATGACCAAATAAATACACTAAACTTTGATAGTTTTACCCATAACTACAATCAAACTGCTGTTTTTAATGCAATGAAAGGTAATACCATTGCTAATGGCGATGTTTATTATCCACTTATAAATTATCGTACATTTATGCGATATGGAGATAATTCTAATATAGATTTAAAAAAGAATGGCAATACATTAAGTTATAGAGATTTTAAACCAGCCATAAGAGATTTAAGAATAATTGAAGCAATAGAGAATAGATATGGTATAGAATTTTCAAGAGATTTTTTTGACAGGGCAATATTTTATAACAAGTTTACTGCTTGTCATAAAGATGTTGGTTTAATTCGAGCAAGTTCTGATGATTTAATAGTTAATTATACCACATTAGATTCAAATGTATCAGTTGGAATTTGGGCAGGAATTCCTTTACCTTATAATTTTTCAACAGATGAAATATTTGTGCGATGGGCAGATTTCCCTAATGGGACGCAAAACTCGAATAAAAGAATTATAATCAAATTAAAAGTAACAACAACAAGCATAAATTTATTTAGAGTTACTGTTTATGAAAATGGCAATATATATGAAGAGATTTCTGATTTATTAGGAACGCAAACTATAACTATTTTTAATAAAACAATACAAGAGGATTCAGCAGATAGAACTTTTATTATAAAAATATCATCAATAGAAAATACTTTTACATTTAATACGCAAGCTACAATTAGCTATCAAAGTGCTTTAGGTGGCAATGATAGAACTGTAAAAATATCATCTCCAAGTCAAACCACAACAAATTCGGTTATAAAAATAGCAGAGCAGTTGCCTGAAATTAAAATAAAAGATTATATAAACAGTCTTATATCGCAATTTAATTTAGTTATACTCCCAAACGGAATAAACAAATATTATGTTGATACTTTGGATAATTGGTATTCAAAAGGTAAAACTTATGATATAAGTGGTTTAGTTGATATTGAAGATATTACTGTAAAAAAACCAAGTGTAAAAAAGAAAATAGACTTTTTCTATCAAAAAACCGATACTATATTAGGTAAAAAATATTTTGAAAATAACCAACAAAGTTATGGAGATTTAAAAGCCGTTTATAATATACAAGGGGATGAGCTAAAAATAGAAACACAATTTGAAAATTTATTATTTGAAAGATTAGTTGATAGTGGAACTTCTACTATAACGGATTTAAACGCTGGGTATTTTGTGGATATAAGCAACAACCCAATAAAGGGTAAGCCTATTTCTTTTTATAGAAACGGAATTGAAACATCAGACAATATGCACTTAAACAATACCCACGTTACACCGATACATCACACAGCAACAGAAGATAATAAGGTTTTTACACAAGTAACAAACTCTTTAAATTTTGGAGCAGATGTTTCAAGTTATCATTATGCACCAATAGATACTAGCTTGTATTATAACTTTTGGAAAAATTACATAGAGGATTTGTTTAATAAAAAAACAAGAGTAATAGAACTTAAATGTAAATTACCTATTCGCATACTTCAAACATTACAACTAAATGATAGATTTATAGTAGGGCAATATCGTTATAAAATATCTACAATAAAAGTAGATTTAACAAATGCAGAAGCTAATTTAGAATTATTTAGCGATTTAGGGTTGCCAGTTGATAGTATAGATAATATAATTCCTTTAACGGTAGATAGTACAGAATATACAGCGGATGATAATATACTTACTGTTGATACAGTTTCGACTTATGCCCCAATTACAAGTTATATAAATCCAAGCGTTTCTATAACTGAATATAACGCTACAAAAGGAGAGGAAAATTTTGAAGTAAAAATAGATACTTGGGATTCATGGACAGTTACAAATGCTTTAAGCTGGGTTAGTGTTAATAAAACAAACGGTAAAAAAAGCGATTATTTAAGAGTTAAAATAAATCCAAATTTGGGTAGCGCAAGAAGCGGAACAATAACAGTTAATACAGCTAGTTCAAATTTTACAATAACAATTAACCAATTATGATACGATTAATTATAGACTTATTACAGTCCGATGAATGGTTAAAAACAGGCTCGGAAATTATAGAAATAGCAAAAGGAAAATATGAATTAGCTGATGATTTTACAAAGGCAAAACGTAAATTAAAAAGACAATGGCAATCGAGAAAGTAGTTAAAATAAGTGTTGACCAAGTACAGGCTGCTGGTGGTTTAGAAAAGTTTGTTGAAGGTTTAGATAATACCGAAAATAAAGCACAATCGTTAAGAACTGAACTAAGACAATTAAGAGAACAACTTGCGCAATTACCTGAAGGAAGCGAGGAGTTTAATAAAATAGCACAAAGAGCAGGAGAGGTTTCAGATAAAATTGGGGATATTTCAGCACGTGTTAAAAATTTAGGTAGCGATACTAAAAATATCGATGCCGTTGTTCAAGGTGCGCAGACTTTAGCAGGTGCTTTCTCTATTGCTAGTTCAGCAAGTGCTTTGTTGGGAGAAGAAAATAAAGACTTGCAGGAGCAAATGGTAAAAGTTGAGGCGGCAATAGGTCTAACCGTTGGGATTCAATCTATTGCAAATGCTTTACAAAAAGAAAGTGCTTTAGCTATTGGTGTGTCAAGTGCCGCAACTAAAATACAAATAGGATTACAAACAGCTTATGCGGCAGTTGTGGGAACAACAACAGGAGCATTAAAAGCCTTAAAAGTTGCTTTAGTAACAAGTGGAGTTGGTGCTTTAGTTGTTGCTTTAGGTTTTTTAATTTCTAAAATGACAGAAAGCACAGAGGTAACAGAAGACCAAGATAAGGCTTTATCAGATTTAACAGAAACGCAAAAAAGGTATAATGAAAGTTTACGAAAAGAATTAGACAGTTTAGATAATTCAACTAAGGCTAGATTATTAAGAGCGCAAATAGCAGGTAAAAGCGAAAAAGAATTAAGAGAGATTGAAAAAGAGGGCGATAAAGAAAAACAATTAGCCTTTGAAAATGAAATAAAAAGATTAGATAACGAGTTAAAAGCAAAAGGACTTTCAAATGCTAAATTTAAACTTTTACAAGATGAAAGAAATAAAATAGCAGATGAAGCATTAAAATTTTCACAAGATTTAGAAAATAAAAGATTAACTTTTGAAGCTGAACAAGCTGATAAGCAAAGGCAAGACGCTTTAAAAATAGAGCAAGAGAGAAAACAAAAATTAGAACAATCCAGAAAAGATGATTTAGCTAAAATAAACGAGGCTTCCAAAGAAATAACAGATGCTTTAGAAGAAAGAGAAAAAAAGAAAAAAGAAGTTTTAGAACAAGGAGAGAAAATATTAAAAGATTTAGAACTTGCAAAAGAAACACCTGCTCAAAAATTAAAAAGAGAATATGAAGAAAAATTAGCAGTATTAACTCAGGCTAATTTATCTACATTAGAATTAACAGCACAATTTAATGCTGAAATGTTTGCTTTACAACAAGCAGATAATCAAAAAAACTTAGAAGAGCAACAACAGTTTGCTATAAGAGAACAAGAAATAGACCAAGCAACAAAACAAGCTAAAAGAGATGCTTTAAATGTTGGCTTAGATATTTTAAATCAATTTGCAGGTAAAAACAAAGCAATAGCTTTAGGGATATTAGCAATACAAAAAGGATTAGCTATTGCAGATATAGTTGTAAACGCTTCTAAGGCAATAGCGGTAGGTCAAGCTAATTTAGCCTTAGTACCTGCTGTTTTACCTCCAGGTATTCCTAACCCTGCATATCCTTTAGCCGTTGCAAATACAGCTAAAAGTGCTTTGCTAACCAAAATAACGGCAGCGACTTCTATTGCTTCGATTTTAACGGCTGGTATTGGGCAATCTAAATCAATAATAAGCGGTGGAGGTGGTGCTGGTGCTTCTTCAGGCGGAGGTGTTGGAGGCAGTTCTACTCCTCCAAACTTTAATATTGTAGGTCAAAATCCTAATAACCAATTAGCGCAAAGCATAGCTAATAGACAAAGTCAACCTATTGAGGCTTATGTAGTAAGTGGTAATGTTTCTACATCGCAAGAGTTAGATAGAAATAGAATAAGCACGGCTACTTTTAATTAAGTTGATACACTAAAATAGTTTTTCGTTATAGTGGTATGGATACCTACGAAGTTATTTTTAAAGAAGGAGAAACTACAGGAGTTTACGGAATTAGTTTGGTAAGCGACCCTGCAATGGAATCTATGTGGATAGCACTTTCAAAAGAAAATGAAATACAATTAAAAAGTATTGATTCAGAAAAAAGAATAGTTTGTGGCGCTGTATTAATTCCAAATAAAATAATTCCTAGAAATGGATTTAATATAACTTTTCCAAACGAAACTGTTAGACTTGCTAGTCAGTATTTTTTAAAAAACGGCTATCAAAAAAACAGCACAATAGAACACGAAAATGATAATAAAATAAGTGAAGTTTCAGTTGTTGAAAGTTGGGTAAAAGAGGATGAGATAAATGATAAATCTGTTATGTACGGATTTAACGACCCAATAGGTACTTGGTACGCTTCTATGAAAATAGATAATGACGAGGTTTGGAATGATTATGTAAAAAGCGGTAAAGTAAAAGGGTTTTCAATAGATGGCTTTTTTGATATGAAGCATATAAATTTAAAAAAAGAGAATATGATTACAGAAATTGTAGAAGCTATAAAAAGCGGATTTACTTCTTTGAAAAAAGAACAAGAAGTAAAATTAGGTAGTGTTATGACTGCCGATGGTTCGGTTAAAGTCAATTTTGAAGGGGACACAGTTAAAGTTGGCTTACCAATGACAATTACAGGAGATGGCGGAGAGCAAATGCCTTTACCTGATGGCGAGTATGAGTTAGAAGGTGGTGTTAAGGTTACGATTACAGGCGGTTTAGTTGAAGAGTTGGAAGAATCAAAACCAAAAGAAGAAGAGTCAACAGAAACTGAAATGAGTGAAACAGCACAAACAACGCCGCAAGTAAAAAGTGAAAAGGTTACAAGCGAAGTTTTTTATCAATTATCAAAAGATGATTTTAATTCTATGATTTTAGAAATATCAAATCAGTTTGATGCTAAATTAAACGCATTAAGAGTAGAATTAACAACGGTTAAAAACCCCGAAGTTGTAGAACTCACAAAAACAAAACCAGCAAAAGAAAACCAACACCCAAACGAGGCGTTAAGAAAATTTAGAGAAAGCAAATTATAAACTAACAAAAATAAAATAAAATGGCAATTACTTATTCAGTAGCAAATTACAGAGGAAAGGCAGCAGAGCCTATCGTTGAAGAAATATTATTTGAAAACGACACAATCGCAAAGGGTTTAGTAACTTTTGAAAGCGATATTAAAGCGGAAACTATTTTTACAGAGGCGACAGCTTCTGCAACATTACAAGCATATACGAGTGGAGTACCAACTTCTGCTGGTTCTTTAGATGCTTTTGATGTTATTGTAACGCCTACAAAGGTTCAATTTTACCAAGAGTTTGACCCTAATACATTAAGATTTTCTCGATTTAAAAGAGATATGAAACAAGGTGCTTGGGAGATTATGAGCAACGAATTTGAGCAACTTGTTATCGGGGGTCTTTACGCTAAACAAGTTTCTAATGCAGCGGAAAATGAATTTTGGAATGGTGTAACGGCTGCAACAAAAACAGCAGTTGCTGCATTAACGGCAGGAACGGGGCAAACGTCAGTAGGTGCTGCTGAAAAAACATTAGTAGCGGCTTTAACAGCGTCTCAAACAGATGGTATTGTAGCTAAAATGATTTATAATTCTTCTAATGCTTCAAACACAGCTGGAGTAGGTAAAAGAGTTAAAGTGGCTGGAACTACCGTAACAGCATCAAATATTAAAGCTGAATATGATAAAATATACGCAGCTATTCCAGCAGTAGTTTTAGCAGGTACAGAAATGCCAAAAATCTATGCGCCTAAATCGCATAAACAAATGATTATTCAGGCGAATAATGTTGTTTCAGATTTTAACAAACCATTTTCGGTAAATGAAGGCGCAACATCTTTCTATTTTAATGGATTAGAAATTGTATTTGTTCCTGTTCCTGAAAATGTAGTTATATGCGCATTAGCTTCGCACTTAATTTGGTGTACAGATTTAGAAAGCGACATTAATACAATGCAATTAGATAAAATTGCTAACAACAGAGAGGATATGTTTATTAAACATAATATGACTTTAGCTGCACACGTTGTAAATCAGAAATTTAACGTTTTATACGTAGGATAATTTAAGTAACAAGGGGCGTTTAGTTGCGCCCCTTATTTTAAAAAACATAATAATATGGCTTGTCAATTAATTGCAAAAGGGCGTACTTTAGCCTGTAAAGACAATAGAACAGGTATAAAACTTATTGATTTTGCTAACTTTGATTCTTCTAATGTTTACTCGGTAACAGGTCAAGAAGTTGGAACGTTGCCAGTAGGTCTTACAGAAGTATTTAGATACGAGGTAAAAGGCACAGGGAATGAATTAGTAGAAACAGCAACAGTTGACTTAGAAAAAAGAACAACTGAAATTAAACAAGTTTTAAACTTAGTTTTACCAAAACTAACAAAAGAAAGTGAAGTAGAATTATTAGCACTTACTTACGGAACTATTACTGCTTTTGTACACGACTATAAAGGGAATGTTTTTGTAGTAGGTACAGACACAGGATTAGATGCTACAAGCACAATTAAATCTACTACTGATGGTGGTTATAAAATAACATTAGAAGCTACTGATGTTGTATTTAGTCCGTTTTTATCTTCAAGTGCTAAAACAGCTTTAAATGCTTTAGTATCTACAGATAACGTTACACCTTAATATTTTTAAATAATTATTTTTTAAAAGCCAAATGATACAGTTTGGCTTTTTTTCGTTATATAAATATGGAAATTAAAAACAACCAAATAGATATAATTCAATTATCAAATTATGTAAGACCTGAAGTAAAAGAAACTTCAAATAAGGATTACGTAATGAATGGAGATAAGAACTCTTTTTACGATTATATAATTGATAGGTATAATGGTTCTCCAACAAATAGAGCTATTATTGATAGTTACGCAAAGTACATATATGGAAAAGGTTTAACATCTAAACAAAAAAACACTAAACCTATTCAATTTGCTCAAATTTTACAAAAAATATCTAAAAAAGACTTAAGAAATATTTGTCAAGATTACGCAACATTTACAGAAGCATCAATGGAATGCGTATATGAAAACAATGTACTTGTAAAGATTAAACACGTTGCTAAAAATCAAATATTACCTAATAAAATGAATGATGATGGTAATATTGATACTTATTGGTATTCACAAGACTTTAATCAGCCAAGAAAATATTCACCTATTCCTATTAGCGCTTGGAAAAGTGGTAAAAAGAACGGAAGCTATATAAAAATTATATCATCGTATCAATTAGGGCGTAGCTATTTTACAGACCCCGATTATATGGCTGGATTACCTTATGCTGAATTGGAGGAAGAGATTGCTAACTTTTGCATTAATCATATTAAAAACGGATTAAGTTTAGGTCATATTATAAATATGAATCAGGGTGCTCCTTCAAGTCAAGAAGTTAGAAACGATGTTAAGAAAGCATTTAAAAGAGATGGTCAAGGTTCAAGTAATGCAGGTAATACTTTTATAAACTGGAATGAAAATAAAGAAACAGGAATTACTATTGAAAGTATAGAAGTAGCAAACATACACGAACAATATAATTTCTTAAGTTCAGAAAGCACTCAAAAATTACTTATTTCTCATAAGGTTGTTAGTCCTATTTTATTTGGTATTAAAACAGATATGGGATTAGGAAATAATGCTAACGAAATGGAAGAGGCGTTTGATAAATTAATGACCTATACTATACAACCTAAACAAGAAATAATTTTAGACAATTTAATGGAGGTTTTTACTGATGCTGGATTAGGATTAGATTTAGATTTTATTCCTTTAATTACTCCAAATGTTACAGAAGTTACTTTATCAAAAGAAGATAAAAGTAACGACCCAATAGTAGCAGATTGGTTAATTGAATTAGGAGAAGTTATGACTGATGATTGGGA